TGCACCAACGCCGCCTACACCCCCTACATCAACATCATCACCGGCAATCAGTGGTTGTGCTCGACGGTGCTGAACAAGTGGGTGCCGGGATGGGGTAATCCGGGGAACTCCGGGACTCCTATCGCTGTGACCGCTGCGGTGGCTTCGGCTGCCGGGACGATCACCCCGAGCGGCCCCCTGTTTCACGTAACCGGCGCACTCGCTATCACCGGGTTCGTGATTCCGATCGGTTACAACGGTGGACCGTTCTGTATCATCCCAGACGGTAACTTCACCACCACCACAGCGGGCAACATCGCACTCGCTTCCACGGCAGTAACTAGCAAGCAACTTTGCTATGCCTACGATGCGAATGCGGCGAAGCCTTTCTTTCCTAGCTATTAGTTAGATAGTAAAGGGCGGGGGTGGCTGAAAGGTCACCCCCTCTCTCAATCCCCAGGAGGCTCCGTGGCAACAGTCCTCGACATCATCACCGACAGCCTCAGTGAAATTGGTAGCTATGCTCAGGGTGAAGTCCCCTCCGCCGCCGACGCCCAGTTTGCACTTCGCAAGCTAAACCGGATGTTGGATGCATGGAATGCGCGAAGGTTGATGATTTATACGACTACCTTTGCTCAGTATACGCTGGTGCCGGGCTTGATTCCCCACACCATCGGCCCGAGCGGCGCAACCTACACAGTCAGCCAGCGCCCCGTCCGCATCGAGGCCGCCAACATTATCTTGAACAACGTGGTTCCCTACGTGAAGAGTCCGCTGAACATCCGTAACGACCAATTCTGGGAAAACCAACCCGTCCCCACTATCACCACCACTCTCCCCACCGACCTCTACTACTCCCCGGCGTGGCCCAACGGTCAACTCTACATCTGGCCAGTCCCCACGGTCGCTTACGGACTCGAACTTTGGTACTGGCAGGTTATTAGTCAGTTTGCTGCTCTCACAGACACGGTGAGCTTCCCTCCCGGCTACCAGAACGCCATCGTCTATTCGCTGGCGGTGGAGATGGCGAATGCGTTCGGCAAACAGGTGAGCGGCTCGCTCGCCACCCTCGCTAACAATGCGTTCAACTACATCTTCGGCAACAACAGCGATTCGCCGCAGATTGCCACGACCGACAGCGGAATCCCGGACTGCGGCGGCAAACAACTGCCCAGCTTCAACTGGCGCACGGGCGGCTTCTCGGGGAGTCACTAGTGCCTAGCTTCGGATTCGTCGGACCCAGCTACGAATCACAATCGGTTAGCGCCGCTAACCAAGCCTCTATCAATCTCTATCCCGAGCAAATCGAAGTGGGCAACGAGAATCAGAAGGTGGTGCTCTACCCGACGCCGGGATTGCTTGAGTACACCTCGGCAGGCAACCAAACTCGCGGGAGCTGGCAGATAAACGACCGGGCTTTCTTTGTGAGTGATGATGCGTTGTATGAAATCCCCGCCACCACAGGCGCTCCCACCAATCTCGGCAACCTCGCCAACGACCAGCTCCCGGTGTCGATGATAGCCTATGGCGACCAACTGCTGATTGCGAGCGCCGGAATCGCTTATGTTCTGACGCTCAGCACCAACGCCTTCGCGCCAGTCGCAGCCCTCGCGGGTGATGATGTCATCAAGGTGGACTTCTGTGGGGGATTTTTTATTGCTCTGATCGGCGGCACTAACACTTTCCGCATCTCCGGCCCCATCGACGCCACCGTCTGGGACCCGCTGGACTTCGCACAGATTAGCATCTTCGCGGGCAATCTTATCTCCATGATAGTAGACCACAACGAAATCTGGTTGTTCAGCTCGCTCGCCAGCACCGTCTACTACCTCAGCGGCAACGTTGACTTCCCTTTCGACGTGAACCCCAGCGCACAGGTTATCGAAGGCGGAATTGCCGCCATCAACTCCATCGCCAAGCTCGACAATACAATTTTCTGGGTGGGCAAGGATACTCGCGGAAGGGGGGTGGTCTGGAGGGCCAGCGGGTATACGCCCACTCGGGTTTCCAATCACGCCATCGAAAATGCTATCTCTAAATATGGCGATATCAGCGATGCGGTTTCGTATGGCTATCAGGACCAGGGGCACGCGTTCTACGTACTATTCTTTCCGACCGCCGAAGTACTCCCTCACGAAACAAAGACTCACACCTGGGTTTACGACGTGGCGACCGGGATGTGGCATGAGCGGGGATTCTGGGACCAGCGCCTAGCCGAATATCAAGCCCACCACAGCTGGAATCATGTGTTCTTTGTGAACAAGCACCTGGTAGGCGACTGGCAGAGCGGCAAGATTTACGATATGAGTATTAACTATTATGACGATAACGGGGTGCTTATCAGAAGGCTCCGGCGCTCCCCTCACATCAGCAACGAGCAACAGTGGGCTTTTCATCAACAGATGCAGGTTTTTGTGCAGCCCGGACTGGGGCCTACGCCTCCCTTGCTCGACGGCCTCGGGGTAGCTCGGGGTCCGGTGATGAACCTTCGCTGGTCTAACGATGGCGGTCAGGTGTGGAGCAGCGAGGTGCCTGCCGACTGCGGACAGGTAGGCGAGTACACGCGCAGGGTGATGTGGAGACGGCTGGGGAGAGCGAGGGACCGAATCTACGAAATCAACATGAGCGACCCGATTCCGTGGCGGGTGGTAGATAGTTTTTTACAGGTCGAACCGGGGATTAGCTGAGATGCCCGTAATCACCCTACCCACTCCTCCACCGATGCGTGATAAATTCATCGGGACGGATGGCAAAAACACCGACCAGAACACCGGGATGTCGCAACCCTGGGTGAGGTGGTTGCTCTCAATCTTCACCACCCTCTCTCAACAGGTCGCCAGCATCAATGGCAGCACAATTGTAGACAGCAGCCAAGCAGACCTCGGGGCGCTGGCGGGCACTTTCACCGCCGCCAACACCGGCCAGATAGTCTACGTCACCGACTACAACCACACCCTTCGTTGGACAGGGACTGGCTTCACCTGGGGACCCGGCGAGAACGGCAGCGGTTACATCACGCCCTTCCTGAACGACCCCTCGCCCACCACCGGGTGGCAGCTCTGCGACGGCAGCGGAACCACCAAGCTCAACAGCGACGGGACCATCTCAGCGGTCACAGTCCCCAATTATGGCACCGCTGCTTATCTCAAGCTGAGCAGCGCCGCCCCCGTCGCAGGCCCCACCGCAGCCAGCGGAGCGAGCGGTTCAACGAGCGGTGGCACCCCGAGCGGCACCAACTCGAATCCCGACACCGGGGATGATGTGGGCGGAGGAACAGTCGTGCAGGTGGGTGTGGGAGCAACGGTCGCCGCCGAACCTCACCATCACACCACCACCGCCCCCGTGTTCACCGGCAACGCTCTGGCCGGTCACACCCACTCACCCGGAACTCTGGAGCTAGAGCGCACTCAACTGAAAGCGTGGTATCGTCGCTAGTATGTTAAATCTAATCCAGTGCGATGATTTCATCCCGAATGCTTATGAAATTCGAGAACAGGTTATTCAGCGTGAATTTAAGACCGAAAAAGGTCCCGATGGGGCTAATTATTCAAATGTCCAACTAGTTGAAGTACCCGAATTAATAGACCGCATCTCGCTGGTGTTGGGAGGAAAAATCATCCCCCGCTTGTCGGGATTTCGCTTAAATCTGGCGGGTGAACTTCCTCACTCATGGGTTCATTCAGACGAAATTTGTGCGGGCTGGGCGAGTGTTTTGTATCTAAATCCTCCCTCCCAATGCCAAGGGGGAACGGCTTTCTGGAAACATCGTGGATTAAACATCGACCACTCCCCTACTCCCGAAGCTATCACCAGCAACGGATTTGATGTGGAGTGGTTTCAACAAATGCTCTCACGCGAATGGAAAGAATTAGATTACTGGGAACAAGCAGGCTTCGTGACGATGAAGTTCAATCGTTTCATCACCTACCCAACCTCTATGTTTCATTCACGTTATCCTTTCGAGGGCTTTGGAACCAGCCCCGCTGACGGTAGACTCGTGTGGGTGTGTTTTTATGACTATGTCTGAGCTAAGACTACTGATGCCCGAAGAAGTTCCGCTGGTGTTGCCGCTGGCGAGAGAGTTTTTTGCAACCGGCGAAATCCCCGGCAAGCTGAATGAGGTTCATTTTGTAAATCTCTTTCGCAAACAACTCGCTGAAGGCAACGCGTTTATTATAGCTGCCGGAATCCCTCTTCGGGGCATGATTGCGGGTTTTGTGCATCAGGACCCTTTTGATGGTCAGCTGGTTTGCGGTGAACTCTGGTGGTTTGTTCGCAAGGAAGAACGGGGTTCGCTGGGATTGAGATTATTTAACGCATGGGAAGCTGAAGCTAAATCAAGGGGGGCAGTAAGGTTTCAGATGGCTCACCTTACAGGTAGTAAAACAGACTCACTCGATAGGCTTTTTGAACGAAAAGGTTATATAATGAAAGAGAAAATATTTGTAAAAGAGGTTAACCGATGAGTATCGGAATAGGAACTGCTCTGGCGATTGGAGCAGGAGCCAGTGTTCTTGGTTCAGGATTATCTGCTCATGCCGCCAATAAGGCTTCTGCAACCCAAGCCGATGCCGCTAACCATGCTGCTGACCTCCAGAAGCAGGCTGCTGACGAATCGCTCGCGTTTCAGAAGCAACAGTATGGTGAGAATGTAGCACGCCAACAACCTTGGCTAACCGCTGGCACTCAGGCACTCGGCAAACTCAGCAACCTCCCAACCTTCGCCGCTCCCACCGCTGCCGACGCCGCCACCGACCCCGGTTATGAGTTCCGCCTCGCGCAAGGTCAGAAGGCGCTAGAGAACTCCGCAGCGGGTCGCGGGAGATTGCTGGGCGGCGGGTCCCTCAAGGCTGCCGAAAACTACGGTCAAGACGCTGCCTCACAGGAATACGGAAACGTCTACGCCCGCCGGATGGGGGAGTACAACAGTCAGCTGGGGCAGCTTCAATCACTAGCGGGTGTCGGTCAGTCAGCAGGTCAGAATCTCGGTACCGCCGGTCAAAACGCCGCCAACACGATGAACTCCACGCTGATGAGCAGCGCCACCAACCAGGGCATCGCCGCAGGCAACGCCGCCGCCGCCCGCGCCTCGGGCTACCAAACCAACGGAGCCATCGGGAACAATCTGGCGAACTCACTCGGGAATACGATTCAGGATTATCTGACCACTCGCAAACCTTCTGGAGCCGCCAGCCAGGATTATCTAAAAAATTACTCACAACAGAATCCTGACTGGATTCCGGGGATGGACTAACCATGAGCCTCCCTATCATGCGCCCGGAAGGTCCCCAGGATTCGAACGTGGGCATCTTCAATCCCGTCCAGCGCCAGCTTTCTGTTCGCAAACTACTCGACGAACAACAAGCTCGCCAGCAGGAGAATCAGCTTAACCAGATGAAGCTCCAGGAAGCCCAGAAGCAGCAAGCCGAACAATCCGCTATCCAGCGAGCTTATTCTGACTCTGGTGGAGACATTGACAAATTCATGCGAATTGCTCCGGTCTATGGAGCTTCGCCCGAGACGATGTTTAAGTTGCAAGATGGCGTGGCGAAAGCTAAAAAGTCCCTTGCCGACATGGACGAATCCACCTTCAAAGCCCAAGTCGCCAAGAACGCTGTCGTTTCGTCGGGTCTTGACGCGGTGATGGCTGTTCCCGAAGAAGGTCGCCCCGCCGCGTGGCAGCAGACTATCCAGCAACTCTCCAAACAAGGCGCTCTTTCGCCCGAGGAAGCTCAACAGTACGCCCAATACCCCGGTCCCGACCAGCTTAAGCAAATGGATATGCAACGCAAGACCACCGAGCAGCTTCACCAGCAGGCTGCTGATGAGCGAGCGGCGGCGGTCGAGAAGCGTGCAGTAGAAGTTCAGAATGCCCGACGTGCAGCGGGAACCCTGGGGGGCGCACTCGCCGCCAAGCCCCAGGATATTCAAAATTACGAATA